ACAATGCGAAAAGTAGACACAAAAAAAGAAGGTAACTTTTGTAAAATTACCCTCTTTTTGACAATCGTTTTACATAAAAACGACGCGTTTTTATTTGTTATTTCGACGCGTCGTCGACGTCGTCTTTTCCGCGTCGTCTGACATCAGACGATTTTTTTCTTTCATAATTTCATTTTGCAAAATTTCCCCGAAGTCTTTGCCCTTGCGCTTGTCTTGCCGCTGGTTATCCTTATAGCCAAAGCCAAGGCAAGGTATACCGCTAATGTTCATTACTCTCCAAGCCATAGTTTAATAGTCGTGCTTTCCGTGCGCTTCTTCCAGGTCGTATGCTCTATCAACAATGCTTTTTGCATAGCTGCTATAGTTACCGCTTAACGCCTTATCCCTTGCGTGGCGCTCGCCATGGTAACGCATCAGCACATAATACACATCCCCTTCACAAGTCTGGAACAGCTCCAACAAGTAGTCCGCTCCCACCGTGATGTTTTGCTTTGCATTGTACAGATCAGTGACCCCAAGGCGGCGCATTCTATCTCTGTGAGCGGATGGGTTAATCTGCATTAAGCCAGTACAGCTGTAAGCACTATTATACGCCGTCCTCTGCCCTGCACTCTCATGTTCAATGATTGCTTCCAGTAACTCCGGCGACACATGATACTTATAACCGATATCCTGGCAATACTGTTGATATTGCTTTGGTATCCATGACCCCTTTGGCTTTTTGTTGCCGCCTGCTGCCGCACTTGTCGTTGATGTAATTACAAAAGTAATTACAATTAGCATTACAATCCCACTTACCTTCTTTTTCATATTTCACCTCTTAGCCAAGACCTAACCGCTCCATATCCTTTGAATAGTTGTCGATAACCGCCCTACGCCTGCGGCTCTCGCCCTGTACGGCAATAGGTAAACATCTTTCCAGCACCCTGTCATAGATACGTGCAAAATCCATATTACCAGGACGCTTGATCTCGTCGGCGGATAGATTGGTTGTGATAATCATAGGCAAGCCGGAGCGATAACGGCTATCTATAAGGTTGTATATCAACTCCTGCATGTACTCCGACTTACGTTCTGCACCCAGATCATCTATGATTAGCAGCTTGTACCTGCTTAAGCTGTCAATATACTCCTGCTTTCCCTCGAAATGACCTTGCATCTTGTTCGTAAGCGTCGCAAAATTCGTCATTAGCACATCGTAACCGCTGTCAATCAGCTGGTTAGCAATGCAGGCGGCGTAATATGTTTTCCCAGTGCCAACGGTGCCATATAACAGCAAACCTTTCGACTCCGCTAAAAAGTCCTTGAAATTGTCTGCGTACTTTTTCATAGCATCCGATAGCTTGGCATTTTTTCGGTCGTCATTAGCAAAATTCCAGTCTTTCATGCAGACTTGACCAAAACAAGTATATCGCTTGCGGTCTAATTCGTCCTGTCGTTCCTGCTCTTTGCGTGCTTCAATCTCTTTTTTCTTGCAGTCGCAGATACAGCCGTATTTCATCTTTCTTTTAAGCATCGGGACGTAGATTTCCACCTCCAGCGGCTTTTTGCACACGCTACAATGTGTTAACCCATCTTCTCCAATGTATGCTTTCTCTGAATTCATATTTTGCCTTCTTTCATTCAATTAGAATATTTTGTCCAGTTCGTCTTCGGTGCCTTGCCCTACGCCTGCCGCCTTGCGCTCATGCTTTTCGTTCAGATAGCTTTCGAATTTCGTGCCGAACAGCGTCGCAGGTCTAAGATATTTTTCCATCTTGGCATCGCCCAGCCACTCGGCGCACTTGTTATCAATAACGATTTTGAAATCCTCTAAGGTGTAAGGGTTATCCTTATTCTCAACAAGCCTTGCGTGAATAAGTGTTTTTGTTTGCGCCGTCCCAGCTCGGAACTTAGTGCCTGCCTTTTGGTTAAGATAGTCAATAACAGCATCAGCCATTTCAGCGGTCTTCACATCGTCCTTTTTAGCCTTTTTAGGCGTTTTTACCTCTTCGGTGAGTATTTCTTCGTCCTTAACACTTTCAGCCGCTTTCTGCGCTTCTCTGCGCTTTTGCTGGTATATCTTATCGCGTTCTTTTTTGCGCTCGTAAGCATCTTGGCTCTGGTAACGCTCCCACTTAGGTAAATAATAGGTGTCGCCGTCCTTTTCGATCATGCCATATTCCATAAAAATATCTATAGCCGTCTTAACGAGTTCCTCTGGACGATGAAAAAGGGACGCAAAATTCTTAATACTGTACGGCTTGCCGTTATCCAAAGCGAAAACACCGCCGTTGTTATCCTTTCCAGCCTGCACCATTAACTTGATCCAGATAACTAACAGACTATCAATAATCTCTGGATTTTCCCCCTCAATCATTTCGATTTTTTGGTCGCCGAAAAAATCGGTTGACAATTTAATCCATTTCACGTCTGACATTTTCGCTTTCCTCCTTTTTAGCTATGCCTTAGTCACATAGCAATGATACACCTTTTTAGTGCCTTTCCCCAGCTTCATATTCTTTGTAAATTTGCATGAAATCTTCGAACCTCATAGTTACAAGGATTCCGGCATTGTTCTTCCTGTGGAACACAGCTGGAAGATTTCCTTTTCCGCTTGCCGCCGCATCGTGTACAGCCTGCGCCATCCAGTCGTATAACTGCATCCTCTCGCAGTGCTTCGCCTCTATGTGTATTCCAGGTAAGCCGACAACGTCGCTTGCATCTCCTGTTTGTCCGCAATACTGGCTTGTCCGTCTGCAATCCTTGTATCCCTCTTCTCTTAATCTGGCGGCAAGCTCACGTTCAAAGCGCTTACCTTTGTCCCGACTCATTTTTCCCATCCGTTAACCTCTTTTCATAACAAAGGCAAGCCGTCACCCACGGCGGCTTACCCTTACAATCAAAAGCTCTTTTACAGCTCACACACTCCCGGTCCTTTGTCAGTTGTGCGTTTTTATCTCGTCTTTTCATACTTCTTTCATAGCCTTAACAGAAAGGTAATTCTTCCGTTATCGAATCGTCAATCTGCATAAATCCGTCGTTATCTGTCGGTTGTGCAGCAGTCTGATTTCCACCGCCGTTGTTCTGACTTGCCGCCTTGCTTTCTGCGAACTCAATCGAACCAGCTACAACCTGGAAGCCATAGACTTTCTGACCTTCCTTGTTCGTGTAATTGTTATTCTGCATTTCGCCCTCAACTACAATCTTCGTACCCTGCTTAAGATACTTTTCCACGAACTCGCCAAGCTTGCCAAAAGCTGTAACGTTGAAAAAATCTGCATCTGGCTGACCTTCTCGTTTGAATCTCCTGTTAACTGCAAGGCTAAACTTTGCAATTGCTGTATTGTTCTGCCCACCATATCGAACCTCTGGATCTCTGCAAAGTCGGCCAATAAGAATAATTTTGTTCACTTGTTACCTCCTAAAAACTCATTGGCGGAATACCGCTTGTGTTATTTGGCTTTGTTATTGTCGAATGCAAAATAGTCATAACAAGCTGCATAGACTGCAATTCCGAAAAACCAGCTTTGCAAAAGCTATCAAACTGCTTATATATCTGCTTTGCTGATTCGTCGAAGTCTGATGCCGTTGTTTCGCTATCATCTTCAAATAAATCCATGCTTCCTCCTTAAAACAACGTGTCCTGTGTGCTGTTTTCAGCCGTTTCCTGCGCCTTTTCTGTTGTAGGCGGTAAATTGTCCGCCTGCGGAGCTTGCGGCTGTCCTGTGACGTCCTGCGCTGGCGTATCAATGATTTCGTTTGTTTCCACATAGTCAGCCGAACCATCTTCATTGATAACTGCCATATCCTTCGAAACAGCCTCTTGCATGTTTATTGACATGATACCCCATTTACTGATCAGCTGGCGCAACATGGTCTTGTATGCCATACCGTCGAAGTCCTTTTCCCAGAAAGTATATCCCTTTTTAGCCTGGTAGCCTTTGGAATACTTAAGGGCGTGTGCTTCCATCTTGGCACGGCTCCAGTAGATCGCCTTGCGGAAACCGTTCAAATATTCAAAGCTGGCATAGTATCCGACTGTTGGCGCCTGCTCCCTTGCCTCTTCGTCCTCAATCAGATTAACCTCAATCTCTTCGTTAAGAGGGTCAAATCTTACCAGTTCGCCCTCTTTAATTGCAAGGACATTGATTTTCTTATACTGTCCGCTACGGATAGCAAGCTGAATATATCCCTTATAGCCAAGCTGGAATTGCGCCTCGGATGTACTCTGCCACTGTCCGTTAGCGTCCTTCCAGTTCTTTTTGTACGGCACCATGTAGAACTGTCCTAACTGCGGACTTGGGGAAAGCTTCAAACTCTCACCAAGTAAAGCCGCTGACAGAATAGAACTGTTTGTACACTCCGCGAGTGCTGGGTTCGCCTGCGCCGCTGATACAATGCTACTAATAAAGCGCTGACCGTTTGCGCCGCCAACTACCTTGTTGATCTGGTCCTTTACGGCGTCACCTGTAAGGTAAGCTGTAAGACCTACTTTCTGTGTTCCTCTGTTTGTTAAGTTGTTTTTAACTGCCATCTTATAACTCCTCGCTTTCTACGATACGGCAAGACTCCGCTTTTTCAAGCAATGCCTTGTAAAAATTGTTAATCTCGTCAAAATGTTCCTCGCTTGCTACGATCTCCAGCACAACCCTCTTTCTGCGTGGTGTCGGCTTGCCAACTGGCTCCGGCGTCTGCTCCTGCGCACTTACTGGCTCCGGCTGGCTCTCTTCCTTTTCGGCTTCCTGTTTTGCCACTTCGTGTGCCTGCGCCTCTGCTAATGCCGCCGCCGCTTCTGCCTTGGCTTTCATTTCTGCCTCGTGCGCTTCTTTCTCTTTCTGGATGCGCTCAAGTCGCTGACCCTCTGTAATAGCCTTGCTAATATCCAAGGTTTCCTTGTATACCGCTAAGGCTTCAAAGCCAAATGCTGGAAGACTGTTGATGGTCATAACATCCTTACCGATTTTCACAACAAGGTCGTTAAGCTCTCCCTTGATGCTGGAAATGCTCTTGGACTTGTTAAGCCACTTGCTATCGAATACCTGGTCAAATGTCACAAAGTCTTGGAAGCCTGCATCCGCAAAAGCCTGCTTGACTTCTTCAAGTTTCTTGGCTTTCTGTTCCTCTTCAAAGCCCTTGATCTGGCTGTCAATTAAGTCAATAGGTTCGTTGACGATAGCTAAGACCTCTTTCATTTCTG